GTTTCGCCCTCCCATGCAAAGGCTCTTGGAGGTAAAACCTCGCTACTGAGACTAAACATGAAAGTTTGAGGCACATAAGAAACAAATATGAAACAACATAACATTAATGCATTAATGTGTCCGCGAGGGAACACTAGTTAATAATAGGACCCTTCAGGTTACGCACTCCCAACAAAGTGTGCATGTCTCTATTAACATCGTCAGTTGTATGACGCTCTGTGTCCTCATCAGTATCACCTACATTGCCATCCAATCCAAATAGCTTGCTCTGTTTGCCACGCAAAGCAGCTGCCTTCATTTGGAAGTGGGCCTCTCGCGCGCGCACAGGTGTGCGTGATGTCACTTCGTAAAAGTCAAACGCGTATTGTGCCAGTCCTCTGTCGGTGATGTTTCGCTGCAATCCGTACCTAGGCATGTACGGTTCGATGGTGTTTCTCATCACAATGTACGCTTCAGCGACGTCACTGTGATGTGCCATTATTTGGCGCAATGTTGGCTTTGCATGTTCAACCATCGGTTTTAACTGGAAAGTGACTTGTTCATCACCATCCATCATTGTCCAAACACCATTTATGTTTGGTGATGTGCCGTTTTCAATGCACCACACTGTGAAGCCATTCATAATTATCCTCATCTCCTCATCAGATACTCCATAGTCGCTTTTAACATTCTCGTACCATGTTTTGTATTGTTGCGCTGTCGCGCGTGTGTTATGGAGGTTGACCTGTTTAGGTAGGTAGGATAGCAAGTGTTCGGGACTAAGTGTGGCAATTCCATCAACATTTGGGACTTGCATTGTTGACATCATCTTCGTTATTCGAGGCACTCTTTTGCTTCCCACAGTACCAGCATTCACATCCTTGTCTTTGCCTCTGTTACTGGTTTGGGAATTTTTACCTTTATTATCTTTGCCAGCATCGAGATTTTCTGGATTTGGTTCTTGTTGTGGGTCGGTTGGTGGTGGATTCCCGCTTTGATGATGGACGTCCAGATCGATCTGTGTGTCTTGCGATAAGTTGTATTGTTCTAACATGTATTGCAAATAAACTTCGAGTTCAGGCTCGGAATGCTTGACGTCCAAATACAGCTTTCGGAGTGCAATCTCAGATATGTACGGTGCTTTGCCAATCGTAGCTAGTGATTTATATGGCTCCATCTCAAGCACCCATGCATAGAACAGTCGTATTTGGTACAACAGTTGTTCATGACCCCATGCTTCGATCATTGCAGCGCAGATAGCCTCCAGTCTATGCTCCGGTTCGCTACTTCGATCCCACACTAGTATGGAGACCACTCTCTCCATTTCTAGCTTCGGAAAATAAATTCCGTCTTTGTTGATTCCTTGGTGCGACATGAACCACAGCTCGCTCTTTTCGAATGTCCTGTGAGTCAAAATTATAATTAAGACCCAGTTCACTGAATGATTGTTGAAACGTGTCAAGGATGTGAGACATATCTGGCCGTAGTGCAATGATCCAATCGTCTCCGTGACAAAGAACCGAAGCACATCCATATACTTTTTGTGTGTTGACACCAGCCTTGTCCATCGCGTAAACATTGTGACACAAACCATCAGCGAGTTGTCGACAACTGTGGATGGTTGTCCGCTGTTGTTGCCCTTGAACTTCTTGACGACTGTCCCATCTGGTGTGGCGATTGGTGTGTAAACGATCTCGGTATACAGATTCCTCAACATAGTTTCGCCAATAGCCCAATCCTCCATAAAATGGTGTCTTATTTGAATCGCAGAGTTGATGAGGTATGGAGATAAAGAGCTGTCGAATTGAGACCCGTCAGCATCACAGTAAAGCCAGCCTTCTGGTAACTCGCTAAGAAGCGCGTCCCATCCCCTGTTGAATTTTGTCATGCCAACTGTCCAGGGACCCGCTATGTGTAGATCATAAAACTGGTAATTGAAAGTCATCCACACACAC